AATTAATAGATTTAGGTTTTTCAAAAGGTAGTAATCTTCAACCACAAAAAGAAACTTATAAAAAATTAGCAGAAATTTTTCAACAAGCAGATATTGATGATGAGCTAGAGTATTTATTAGAAAAAAGTAAAAATAATCCTAAAGGTAAAATACAAAGCACTTTAAGAAATGTTTTAAATAAATTACCTGAAGATGAAAAAGGACTAAAGTATATTGCTAATCTTTTAGGGGAAGACGTAGAGTTTGTTCTTGATAAGATTGATGACAAAAAAATATTAGCAGCTTCAGGTCGAGATGAAAAAAGGTTAGCTAAAAACCTTGAAAAAGGTGAAAGACTAAGAAAAGATTTTGGTAAAGTAGAAAAATGGATGTTAAACAATGCTTCTAAATATTCTGACCCAGATAAATTTAAAAAAGCAACTGTAAATAGGTTTGGCAAGAAGAACGCTGCTATAAAAGCTATGACATCAGGCGGGGGTAATTTTTTTACCACTGAGTTTAATAATGATATTTTAGGATATAAAGGAACAGCAGATTTTGCAAAGATAAATAAAAATATAGGAGACAATATATTTAGAACAACAATTTACAATTTTAACCCTAATGTAAGAAAAGCAATTACAAATGAATTTAAATCTATTTTGTCTGGCGGACCAGCGGAAGTACAAGCAGAAGCTAGAAAAAAAATAAAACAAAGTAAATTATAGAAGAACTTTATAAAAATTTACAAACATTTAGAAATCCTAGAGTAGGAACAACAGATCTTATAAGATATTTAGAGGGTGTAGTTGATCCTAAATACAAAGGGCAATTTAAACAAGCACGTATTGCTATGGAAGCTGCGGGTAAAAACGAATTTAAAAAAGCTAAAGAGATATTAGGAATATCAGATAAAATTATGTATGATCATAAAATACCTTCGTCTTTTATTAAAGCAGGTTACGCTGATGAAATAGAATATATAAAAACTACACCAACTACAGAAAACTTTAATGTTAAAATTAAAAATAAACAATACGACGTACCTGTAAAGAAACTTCTTAACAAGTTTGAAAAGGCTTCAACCCCAGAAGCAAAGCAAGTTATTTATAATCAAATTTTAGAAAAGCATAATAATTTTAGTAAAAAGTATGGTGGGTATTTAGATAACGTAAAACCTTCTTTTACAGATGGTAAAATAAAATTTAGCAGTGACGCTTCCCCTGTTAGCAAAAAAACAGATTTTGTAAAAGACTTTACAGAAGCAGGTATTCAAACAGGAGAGTTAGATAAGAAAAAAGTTAAACAACTTAATCAAGTTCTACTTAATTTCTGTCCAAGAGCTGGAAAATCAACAGGAGCTTCAGTAACTAAATGCACTCCTCAAGAAGCTGCAAACAACATGAAAAAAAAATTAGTAGAATTAAAACAAGGTAAACTACCCATTGATGAAGCTAATAAAGTTTCTGTTAATCTAAACAAAGTTGCTAAAGTAGGAGCTAGAGTGGGTAAGTCATCCACACTTGCAACTTTAGGTCCATTAGGAGTTGGTGGAGATTTTTTTATAGAAGGTATGATTGTAGCCAATGATTATTTAGGGGGAATGCCGGGTAAAGAAGCATGGTATAGAAATTGGATGAGTACTCCTCTTGGCGGAGGAACAGATAAGGCAGATGCTCTGCAAATGGAAAGAGTTGCAGGCACAGAACCTGCTGCAAATAGATTTAAAACAGCAATGGAAAGTTATAATAAACTTATAAAACTTTACGATAGAGAAAGCGAAGTTGATGAGGGGCAATTAGATCAATTTGATTTAACAAGTCCAGGAGCGTATAATATTGAAGATGCACTTAAAGCAGAAGACGACGTTATGGATCAAACTAGATCAATAATAAAACAAAGGGAAAAAGGAGAAGACATATTTAATATACTTAAACAAGGTTCTCCAGAACAACAAGCTTTCGAGAGAAGAGCAGAAGTTGAAAATGCTAAAAGGTTTCAAATAGGTCTTGATCGAGACCCTTTTGCTAGAGGAGTTATAGAGAGAAGATCAAATATTTCACCAGCTTTAACTAAATCATATGCAGGTGGAGGACTAGCTAAGCTAGCAGGGGAAAGATTTGGTAAACCCCCAGAAGCAGGACCCACACCACAGGGCTTGGCTTATATATTAAAACGTGATAGATAACACTAGGAGATTACATGGCAGACATAGATAAATCACTTCCGAATCAAATTCGTACGGAATTAGAAATTCCTGGTAAACAAGAAGAAGTTGAACTTCAAGAAGAAGTAAAAGAAAAAGGTCCGGTAGAAGTTACACCAGAAGAAGATGGTGGAGCTACAATTGATTTTGAACCAGGTGCAATAAATATACCAGGAACAGAATCTCACTTTGATAACCTTGCAGATATTTTACCTGACGACGTTTTAGACCCGTTAGGATCTGAATTAAAAAACAATTACACGGATTACAAAATGTCTAGAAAAGATTGGGAACAATCTTATATGGAAGGTTTAGATTTATTAGGATTTAAATACAATAACAGAACAGAACCTTTTCAAGGTGCCTCAGGTGCAACACACCCTGTGTTAGCAGAAGCTGTAACTCAGTTTCAATCTATGGCTTACAAAGAATTATTACCAAGCGATGGCCCTGTAAGAACACAAATTTTAGGAGCTGTTAATCCACAAAAAGAACAACAAGCACAACGTGTTAAAGATTTTATGAATTATCAAATTATGGATCAAATGCAAGAATATGAACCCGAGTTTGATCAAATGTTATTTCATTTACCTCTAGCAGGTTCTGCATTTAAAAAAGTTTACTATGACGATTTACTAGGACGAGCTGTTTCAAAGTTTGTCCCTGCAGATGATTTAATTGTTCCGTACACGGCTACCTCATTAGACGATGCGGAAGCAATTATTCATACAGTTAAAATTTCTGAAAATGATTTAAGAAAACAACAAGTTGCTGGTTTTTATTCTGACATAGAATTAAGTACACCAGCTGTTGTAGAAAATAAACTTAGAGCAAAAGAAAAAGAATTAGAAGGAACTACAAAAACAGGAAAACCTGATGACATGTATACGTTGTTAGAATGCCATGTTAATTTAGATCTTGAAGGTTTTGAAGACATTGGTCCAGACGGAGAACCGACTGGTATCAAGTTACCTTACATTGTAACAATTGAAGAAGGCACTACAAAAGTTCTTTCAATTAGAAGAAACTATGCAGCCGAAGATGCAAAGAAAAAGAAAATTCAATATTTTGTTCACTTTAAATTTTTACCAGGATTAGGATTTTATGGTTTTGGATTAATACACATGATTGGTGGATTAAGTAGAACAGCAACGACTGCTCTTCGTCAATTACTAGATGCAGGTACATTATCAAATTTACCAGCAGGATTTAAACAAAGAGGTGTAAGAGTTAGAGATGAAGCTGCTCCAATTCAACCAGGTGAATTTAAAGATGTAGATGCACCAGGTGGATCATTAAGAGACGCTTTCTATCCTTTACCTTACAAAGAACCATCACAAACATTATTACAACTTATGGGTATTGTTGTTCAAGCGGGTCAAAGATTTGCTTCAATATCTGAAATGCAAGTGGGTGAAGGAAATTCAAATGCAGCCGTAGGCACAACAGTTGCTCTTCTTGAAAGAGGATCTAAAGTTATGTCTGCAATTCACAAAAGATTATACACTGGATTAAAAAAAGAATTTAGAATTCTTTCTAGAATTATTGCTACTTACTTACCACCAGTTTACCCTTACGATGTTGTAGGTGGACAAAGACAAATTAAACAAACTGATTTTGATGACAGAATAGATATTGTACCTGTTGCAGATCCAAATATCTTTTCTATGTCTCAAAGAATTACTTTAGCTCAAACTGAACTACAATTAGCTACATCTAATCCACAAATACATAATTTATATGCAGTCTACAGAGATATGTATTCAGCTCTTGGAGTTAAAAACATCGATCAAATTTTACCACCACCTCCACCACCAATGCCTAAAGATCCAAGTTTAGAACACATTGATGCTTTAGGAGGAAAACCTTTTAAAGCTTTTCCAGCTCAAGATCATAGATCACACATTACAGCGCATTTAAATTTTATGTCAACTAACATGGTTAGAAATAATCCTGCAATAATGGCATCAATTCAAAAAAATATTTTAGAGCACATTAGTTTAATGGCTCAAGAACAAGTACAATTAGAGTTTAGAGAAGAAATGCAACAGATGATGGCGATGCAACAGATGGCACAACAGAATCCACAAGTTGCTCAACAGATGCAACAAGTATCTCAAAAGATAGAAGCTAGAAAAGCTACTTTAATTGCTGAAATGACTGAAGAATTTATGCAAGAAGAAAAGAAAATTACATCTCAATTTGATTCTGATCCACTTTTAAAACTAAAAGCAAGAGAAGTAGACTTAAGAGCTATGGAAAATGAGCGTAAAAGAGAAGCAGATGAGTCAAAAGCTGAAATGGATAGAGCAAAACTAGTACAAGCTAGAGAAATTAATGATGAAAAGCTTGAACAAAACGAAGATTTAGCAAATTTAAGAGCAGATACATCTTTAACTAAACAACAGATGTCAAATAGCTTTAAAAATAGGCAAAAATAATATAATAATAAACAAAAAGGTAAAAAATTATGATGAATTATAAAAAATCTAAAAAAGTAGCAGTACCTTCTCAGAATGTTGAGATAGATCCTAGATCTAAATCAACTGCTGATGGTGCTTTTAACGGAATTCCTACAGGAGATAAGGAAAAAGTTAGAGGAACTAGAAGAATGTTAGCTGAAAAGAAAAAAATAGCTACTTGGTACTAACTTATGTGGTTTTCAGCAATTAAATTAGCTGTTTCTGCTGGTAGTAAAATTTATGCTAACCGTCAGAAGACAAAGATGGCAATGTCTGATGCACAATTAATGCATGCACAGAAAATGGCTGAAGGAAAAGAAGCTTACCAAGGTAAATTATTAGAAGCTAGACAATCTGACTGGAAAGACGAGGCGGTTCTCATAATCCTCTCAACACCAATCGCAATTTTGGCCTGGGCAGTGATATCGGACGATCCTACTGCGATGGACAAAGTAAAATTGTTCTTCGAAATGTTTTCAGAGCTTCCAAAATGGTTTACAAATTTATGGATACTTGTAGTTGCGAGTATTTATGGTATAAAGGGAACACAAATATTTAAAGGAGCAAAAAATGGTAAATAAATACGTAGGAGCTGCAAAAAATCTGGTAAATAAATTAACACCAAGATCTAAAAAAGTTGCGCCAACAATTACACAACCTAGACAACTTAAAACTACAATGAAAAGAATTCAAAAAGAAAATTCTGACTATGGTTCTATGAAAGGAAAAACTCAAGAAGGTAGAGCTAACATTGTTAGAGTAAAAGAATCTGTTAAAAGACATCAAAAATTAGAAGGACTTCAAAATAAAAGAAAAGAAGGTATCAAAGCTTCTAAAGAAGTTAAGAGAATGAGAGATACTGGAAAAGCACAAAGAATTTATAAAACAACATTTCACAAAAGCGTAAGGGAGAAAAAATAATGTCAAATAGATTATATAACAAACTAGCAAATAGTAGAATGCCTTTTAAAAAAGGTGGACCTACAGGGAAAAAATTTCCTGATTTATCTGGTGATGGTAAAATTACTAAAAAAGATATTTTAATGGCAAGAGGTGTAATTAAAAGTGTTAAACCAACTCTTGGATTAAAAAAGAAAAAAGAATTTTTAAAAAAAGTAAAAAATAAAAAGAAAGGACAAAAATAATGTTTAAAAAAAGAGTTAAAAAAGTAAAACAACCTAAAACTTCTAAAACCCTACAAAATAAATCTATTAAAGAAAAGATTATGCCAAAGAAAAAAATGGATAGATTAAAACAATTAAGAGAGCAATTAAAGTAATGTTAAATTGGATTAAAAAATTATTAGGTTTTAAAAAAGAACTTTCTGTAAGTTCTATTGTTAAAAAAGTAATTAAATCTGGCCATTGCAATAATCATCCTAAATATAAACATAGATGTCCTGATTGTATAGGAGCAGTCAATGGCTAAACTTTGCGCAAAAGGTAAAGCAGCAGCGAAGCGAAAATTTAAAGTTTACCCTTCAGCGTACGCAAATATGTATGCATCAGGTGTATGCTCTGGTAAAATAACACCAGGTGGCAAAAAAGGTAAAACTAAAAAAGGTAATGGAAGAGCTTACGGAAAGAATTCGTAATGGGATTAAGAAAATGGGTTCAAGAGAAATGGGTAGACATTGGAGCTCCGAAGAAGAACGGAAAATATCAACCTTGCGGAAGATCGAAGGGGAGCAAGCGAAAGTATCCAAAATGCGT